GGGGATGCAGTACGACTTCACCGGGTCGCCGAACATCTGGTTCAACCTGTCCACGGCGCAGGCGTACACGTTCGGCGCCCTGATCGTCGCCCGGTACCCGCGGGCGTCGTACCCGAACGTGTTCTTCTTCTTCGGCGACGACGGCTCCGGCGGCCAGGACACGTTCTTCACGCAGATGCTGTCGGGCATCACCGACGCCGGCGACACGCGGCACGTCAGCGTGGAGCAGCTGCCGGAAACGAACTCCCACATCGAGTTCGACACCACCGCGGTCTACCTCCCCGGCGGCTTCGGTGAGGCCAGCGCGAACTACAACTGGGTGTACACCTACGACCCGTCCTACAACGGGGTGGAGAAGTCCTACACCGAGCTGCCGGTGCCCGGCCGGCAGCCGGTCGTGTGGGGCGACGGTGTCTGGTACGGGGACAACTCCAGCACCCAGAACATCGCCGACTACACCATCCGCCGGTTCACGTGGTGGGCGCTCGCGTCCGGTGCCCGCGGGTTCAACGACACGTCCGGGTCCACCAACAACGGCCTGGTGTGGCAGTGGCAGAACGGTGCCCTCGCCGCCGTCACCACCGACCCGAACGGCACGTTCGTCACGTCCACGTGCGGTGTCATCACCACGTACTTCACTAGCCTGGCCGGGTGGCACACGCTGATCCCCGACACGGGAAACGTGTTCATCACCTCCGGCCGCGGCACGAAAACCACTAACGACGCCCCCGGGTTCAACCCCGCCAAATACGGCGACTCGGACAACTACGTCGCGGGCAGCATCACCCCCGACGGGTCGCTGGCCGTCATCTACTGCGGCCAGTTCTTCACGATCACGATCAACCAGGCGCTGCTGGCCCCCGGGTACACCGCCACCTGGGTGGACCCGGTCACCGCCGCCACCACGGCCACGGCGACAGGCGGCACCTACAACAGCACGCCGCTGGGGAATAACAGCGCCGGGAACGCCGACTGGGTCCTGGTGCTGCAGGGGCCGCCAGCGCCGCCGGCGCCGTTCACCGCGCAGCCCGCGCTGCCGGGAAAGACGTGGCGCCGGTACTTCCAGCACCCGCAGCAGCCGGTGCCCCCAGCACCGGTCGTCACCGGGATCAGCGTCTCCGCCGGCCTCGCCACGGCCACCGGCACCGCGCTCGGGCAGGACACCGGCGCGGACATCGCCATGGTGTCCCCGAACGCGGGCCTCCCGGCGGCCACGGGGACGGCCCTGGGCCAGGACACGGGCGCGGACATCGCGTCGGTCGCCCCCGGCGCGGGGCTGCCAGCCGCGACCGGCACCGCGCTCGGGCAGGACACCGGCGCGGACATCGCCATGGTGTCCCCGAACGCCGGGCTGCCAGCCGCCACCGGGGCGGCGCTGGGCGCCAGCGCCCAGGTGGTGCTCCCGCAGAACGCCGCCTACCCGGGCGCGGTGTGGCGGAAGTACTTCCAGCACCCGCAGCAGCCCGCGGCGTTCACCGCCCCCGCGCCCGCCACAAACGTCTCCGGCGGCCTCGCCCAGGCCACCGGCACCGCGCTCGGGCAGGACACCGGCGCGGACATCGCGTCAGTCGCCCCGAACGCGGGCCTCCCTGCCGCCACCGCGGCGGCGCTGGGCGCCACGAGCTCCCTCGCCACCAACGGCGGCACCGCTGCGGCGACCGGCACCGGGCAGAACCCGGCCCCGTCGATCGCCATCGGCGCCGCCCCCGCCGCCGGCACCGGCACCGCGCTGGACGCCAGCGTCGTCACCACCGGCGCGCCGCCGCTCATGCAGGTGCTCCCCGGCCGCACGTGGCTGCGGCAGTTCCGGCACCTGCAGCAGCCGCTGCCGCCGCCGCCGTTCACCGCACCGCCCTTCCAGGTGGCGCGCAGCACCCCGTCGGCCGCCGCCCCGGACACTTCCGCCGCGGGGGTGTCCGACCCGCGTGACGGCACCACGTCCGTCGCCGCCCTCGCCACCTCTTCCCCGGGAGTCACATGACTAAGCGCGTCCTGCTCACCGGCGCCGGCGGGTTCATCGGCCACCACGTCCTCGAGCACCTCCTCCACGAGAGCGACTGGGAGATCACCGCCACCGACTCCTTCCGCCACAAAGGGAAGACGGACCGCATCCGCCAGGTGCTGGAGCACGGGGCGCCGGAGTGGCGGCAGCGCACCCGCGTGGTCATGCACGACCTCGCCGCCCCCGTCGCGTCTCAGCTGCGGGACAAGATCGGCCCCGTCGACTACGTCCTCGCCGTCGCGTCCCTGTCGCACGTGGACGACTCCATCGCCGACCCCGTGGCCTTCACCCGCAACAACACCGACATCGCCCTGTCCGTGCTGGAATACGCCCGGGAAGCCGCCCCCGCGCACCTGATCTGGGTGTCCACGGACGAGGTGTACGGGCCCACGGTGGCCGGGCAGGCGCACCCCGAATGGGCGCCCATCCTGCCGTCCAACCCGTACTCCGCGTCCAAGGCCGCGCAGGAAGCCATCGCCATCGCGTACTGGCGCACCTACGGGGTACCGGTGACCCTGGTCAACTGCATGAACCTCATCGGCGAGCGCCAGGACCCGCAGAAGTACCTGCCGATGCTCATCCGGCGCATTCACCGCGGGCAGAAAGTCACTGTGCACGGGCGCCCCGGGAACATCGGCACCAGGCATTACCTGCACGCCCGCAATCTCGCCGACGCCATGCTGTACATCCTGCGGAACCTGCCGCCGGCGATGTTCCCCGCGCACTTTGACCTGGATTACCACTACGGGATGACGAAAGCCGGCCGCCCCGACCGGTTCAACATCGTCGGCCCGGACAGGATCAGCAACCTGCAGCTCGCCCAGATGACCGCCGACCTCACCGGCAAACCGCTGCGGTACCAGCTGGAGGACTACCACGCCACTCGCCCGGGCCATGACCCGCACTACGGGCTGAACGGGTCCAAGATCACTGCGCTGGGGTGGAAGCCGCCGGTGCCGTTCCCCGAATCTCTCGCCCGCACCGTGGCGTGGACGCTGGCGCACCCGGAGTGGATGGAGGACTAGGTGTCCGCGACCGTCTTCTACCAGGACGCGAACGAGTTCGCCACCCTCCAGAACATTTTCAAGGTCAGCGGTGTCCCCACCGACCCGTCCACGGTGACACTCACCGTCACCGACCCCACTGGCGCGACGTCCGCGCCCAGCGTGACGCACGTCTCTGCCGGCACCTACACAGCGAACGTCGCGTGCACCGTCGCCGGCGTCTGGACCTACCTGTGGGAAGGCACCGGCACCGCCTCCGACGCGGTCGCCGGCACCTGGACCGTTGTCACGGTCGCGCTGGGCCAGAACTACTGCACCGTCGAAGAACTGAAATCGCGGCTCGGCATCACCGACACCTCCGATGACTTCGAGCTGGGCCTGGCCGCCGCGGGGGCGTCCCGCGCGATCGACGAGATCACCGGCCGGTACTTCTGGCGCGGCACCGACACCAGGACGTACATCCCGGAGTCGATCTCCCGGCAGTCCCTCGACGACCTCGTCTCCGTCACGTCGCTGAAGGTGGACCGGGACGGCGACGGCGTCTTCGAGGAAACCTGGACCCAGGGCACCGACTACGCCCTCGAAGTCGCCCCCGGCAAGTACAACGCAGCGGCGAAGGGCGAGCAGTGGCCCTACACCGCCGCGCAGGTCATCACCGGAGGGAAGCTGTTCCCGTTCACCTGGATGTGGTCCCACCTCGACCGCATCCAGGTCACCGGCGTGTTCGGCTGGCCAGCGGTGCCGCTGAACGTGAAAAACGCCGCAATCATCGCCGGCGCGCAGATCTTCAGGATCAAAGACGCCCCGTTCGGCGTCGCCGGGTTCGGGGAGTTCGGGGTGGTGCGGGTGCAGTCGAACCCGCAGGTGATGTGGCTGCTGCACCGGTACATCAACGGGCAAAGGATCGGCGTCTAAATGCCCCAGCCCGACTTTCCCACCGTGCGGCAGGCGATCGCCACGTACCTCACCTCGTCGATTGGGCTGCGCGCGACGGCGAACCGGTTCGGCGCGGTGAACCCGCCGATGGCCGTGGTCGCCCCGCAGACCGGCAGCCTGATCCGGTACGCGGTCACCATGGACGGCGAAACCGACTACACCCTGCGGGCGGTCATCCTCGTCTCCGAGGGCGACTCAGCGTCCGGGCAGGATGCCATGGACGCCTACCTGTCCCCCGTCGGCGCCCTGTCCGTGCACGCGGCGATCCAGAAGGACCCCACTTTGGGCGGCCAGGTGTCGTACTGCGCGGTGATCGAGGCCACCGGGTACGGGCTGATGAACTGGAACGGCGTGGACTACCTCGCGTGCTCGCTCATCCTTAACGTCGGCACCTGATGCGCTGGCTAGTCGGGCATCCTGGCCCGAGCTTTTCCGTCGCTGACATGCATACGGGCTGGGTAGAAGCGCTCCGCGCGCTCGGCGAGGACGTGTACACGTACAACCTCGATGATCGCCTGCTGTTCTACGACAGCACCATGCTCAAAGTGGGCGAGGACTCGTTCGGGCGCGACGCATTTCGCAAGGCAGTGTCCCGGGAGCAGGCGATCGGCCTGGCCACTGATGGCATCTATAAGCCGTTGTGGCGCATATGGCCGCATGTAGTCCTGCTTATCTCGGCGTTCTTTTATCCGCCGCAGATCTTCGACGAGATGCGCGGCCGGGGCCACAAAGTGGTTCTGCTGCATTCAGAATCGCCGTATCAAGATGATGAACAGTTGGTGCGGGCGGCGCACGCCGACCTGAACCTGGTCAACGATCCGGTCAACCTTGACGCCTACCGGGAGCTGGGCCCGGCGGAGTACATGCCGCACGCGTACCGGGAGCAGGTGCATTACCCGGCGCCGGGCGCGGCGAAGCTGTGGGACTTCTCGTTCATCGGCACCGGGTTCCCCTCCCGGGTGCGGTTCTTCGAGCAGATGCACCTGTCCGGCCTGGACGTGCGGCTGGCGGGGCCGTGGCTGGACCTTCCGGAGGACTCCCCGCTGCGCCAGTACGCCGACCCCAACCCCGAGGGCTGCGTGGACAACACGGAGACGGCGGACATCTACCGGCAGTCCCGCACCGGCCTCAATTTGTATCGCAGGGAAGCAGAAGACGCCCACCTCGGGGAAGGGTGGGCCTGCGGGCCGCGGGAG